CTCGCTGACCGGCGTCACCAGCGCCATAGGCAGCGCAGGCGTGTTCGCGCTCATCGGCACGGTCGTGTAGGCCGCGACTATTCCCGGCACAGCAGCGACCACGGCATGCACAGCGTTAACGGCGCTCAACACGGCATCACCTCAAGCACAACGTATGGGTCAAGCATCTGCGCGATGTCGCGCGGCAGGCGCGTACTCAGCGTGTTCAGCCCTTCCTGCCCGGTCACGTCAAACACCTGCGCATCTTTGGAGCGATACATCCAGCTTGCCAATCGAATGCAGATTTGCACGATGTCATCTGGCGGGGCTGCGGTAAACCCCCACTGCCCTGTCACATCTGCGGTGTATTCGATGCTCCACGACGGCGAGTCAGCCTTGATGCGCAGCAACCTGGTCGGCGGGTCAAACGGCACAAAGTCGGATGGCAGCAAGGTGTCGCCTTCGTCGGTCACGACCTGCGTCAGCGCGCGCAAGTCGTCCGGAAGGAAGAACACGTCCCGGACGATGTGTTCCCGGCGAATCTTCTTCGTCGCTGTTGACGCAGTGAATCGCCTGCCGGTGTAGCGGTCGATGGCTGCTGACGCAGCGTCTCTTAGCCGCGTCAGCAGCGCATCTTCGCTCGTCGCAGTGATACCCAGATACTGTTTGATTTGAGCGAGCGTCGCGTAGCTCATCAGTCAATGATGGTCGTACTAGCCAGCTTCGCAGGCGGGTTGTTGCGCGCCACAGTGCCAATGAAGACCACAGCAACTGTTGCTGTGCCGTTGACGACAGCCCGAATCCAGCGGTGACCGTCCGGCAAGTCCTCGTCACGCACGTTGATCACGCCTTCGCTGTTTGCAGGGATGCTGGCGATGGACTTGCCTGTAAGGTTGGTGAACGTGGTGTTGTCGGCACTAGACTGGATCGTAAATGACGGCGGCGTAGTAGCCGCGCCCACGATGCATACAGCAGCTACACCACGCAGCAACTGCATGTCCACGCTAGTTGTGTTCGTCGCACCAGTGATAGCCTGCGCCGGCAACCGGCCAGCGATGTTCAGGAAGTCAGTTGGTTTCATGTCACCCTCCTACTGTAGCCTCACGAACGGGCTTACTTCCACGTTCGTCCCGATGTACTTCGCCTTGTCCAGCACGCGCGGCGTGCCGTCGGCATACACCGTCAACCTGTACGCCGTCTGGTCGAACTCAAAGTAAGCGTCTGCGCTTGCTGCAATCTCGATGTCGCGCACCAGTTGCACGGCATACATGCCGAAATCGGCCAGCAGCACGTCGCCGGCAGTGCCAAGCTGGTTGACCTTCTCTGTGATGACCACAGGGATGCCCATCAGCGTGCCAGCGATGCCCTGCTGCCAGTTCGGCTGCCACACTGGCGTGTTGCCAACGGAGAACTGGACGAGCTGCGGCAGCACGGTCGGGTGAATCAGCCACACAGCGCGACCGAGCGAACCCGGCATCAGCCGCTCCAACATTCGAGCCGCGTCAATCGGCTTGAACTGGTTCGCAGTATCACGCGCCACGCTCACAAGCGATTGTGCGTTCATCACGCCTAGCGGCTCGCCTGCACCACTGCCGCGGATGAAGTAGTGGTCGAGATAGTTCGTGGCGCTTTCAGCAATCATCCTACGCAACTGAACGTCGAACGTAGTGCTGGCCAGCAAGCGATTGCTGACGCGCACGATACCGGCCATCGTTAGCGCGCGAAGCGTGTACTGCTTGAATGCCGGCTCTGTCTCGGCGATGGCAGAACCTTCGCCAACCCACGTGAACTTAACCCCGCCGTACCACGCAAACACGCCAGAAGCGCCCTTGCCTAAGTCAACAACCGGCTGGCGGACAGTTCCGGGCGCATCAGTGATGAACGCGCGCGGCAGCACGATGGACTGCTCACTCACAGCGGTTAACAGGTCGGGGAGGAGCGTCTCGGGCACGAGATAGCCCCCCGACGGGCCAGAACCCGTGCCCAGCGCCTTGATAGCTTCTACGTCCTTGCGCGCAACGGCGCTCATAAAGTCGCGCAAGGTTATGCTCTTGGTCTCAGTTACGTACATGTGAATCTCCTTCGCTACGCTCTTCTGCACGTCCGCCTTACCTTCATCGGCGGTGACAACCGCCGAAGGCTTGACCTCTGGACGCGCGATTGAGCGAATAGCTTCTACTATCTCAACGCCAAGCGTGCGCGGCTCAGCCGGCGTCGGCGTCAGCGATACCTCAACGATTGGCCAGCGCTCAATCTCGCCTGTGTTCTTGCGCGAGACCAGGTGACCGGGCGCACCGGTGCTCATGCCGAGCGCGCCTTGTTCTGCCAGCTGGCGCACAAGCTCGATATATCGGCTGTGCCGGTCGAGCTCAGCCTTGACCAGTACGCCGATGTCGTCGGCATCCATCTGCTCTACGCGCCCTATCACCCGTAGCCCAATCTCAGGATGGATGCCGTGTTCGTACAGGAGCGGTGGGTTGCTCAGACCGAGCAGATCTGCGCCAAAGTCGGTCTTGGGCGTAAAGTGCTCGCCGTGCAAGTCGCGCCCGCCGAACACGACCGCGTAGCCTTCGGCGTATAGCTTGCCTTCGTGCTCATACACTTTCACAGCGAACGAGCGCGTCTCCATCTCCTGCTCCTGCTTACCCAGCAGCTCTTCGAGCGCGCGCCGCGCCCGGACGAGCAGCTCTTCCGGCGCGTCGATTCCCCCGCGCGCGCCATTCACGGCGGCCAGCGCAAAGCGCATGCCGGATGTGACAAGCCGCGGTTCGCCATTGACAATGTCGCCGCACGGTGCGACCAGGTCATCTTTCGTCGTAGACTCGTCGCGGCGAAACAGGAACAAGCGCGCGGCGCGGTCAAGCGCTTCATTGCGCATGTCATCATCTGCGTCGGTCTCGTAGCCAGCCCACGATAGGATGCGTTCGCGCGCGGCGTCTCCGTCCCACTCGCCGCGGTCAATTACAGGAAGGTCTGTGTCAAGCGTGAATCTCATCTTCGCAACTCCCGCTCGATGATGCGAGCGACCTCGTTAATCACAGCTCGATTGTAGACCAGCTTGCGAGCTTCCTCGTCTGCACGCCTCCAGCCGCGGTCTTTGTGGAAAGGTTGCTGCGCCTTACCAATCACAAACGCGGCGTAGCGCGCTTTGTTGCGCACCACTACCTGCGCGTTCCCTGTCGGCGTGACGAACCACTGCTTTGCCAGCCAACCGGTTCTACGGTAGGGCAGCTTGACGTTGGCCAGCACGTAGCGACGCTGGCGCTCGCTCTTCCATCGGATGCGCATCCCTTGCTTGCGCGGCGGGTACACGTTCACGTTATCGCGCAACCGGTAGCCCAGGAACAGCAGCGCCGGCGTAAGGTCAATCTGGCCGCGAAACACGCGCGGCAGGTTCAGGCGAACGATGGTCTTGCTCATCTTCGGCGTCTCCTCGGCTGTTCTAGCGTCGTCCAGCACCGGCAACTGACGTGCGCCGGCGGCAGCTCGTCCCAGCCATCGCCTTGCTCGCGCCCATCGCGCGGTGCGCATATCGGGCATACGCGCTCGTCAGCGGCTGTGCGCCACACGTGCACGAGCGACACGCCAGACTCGTCAAGTATCTGCCTTGCAATATCCGTCCCCTGCGAGTAAGCGCGCGTGATTTCAGTTACGGCAATCATCTCCGCGCGTTGTGGACCGAACACGCGCGCGATTCGGTCAATGAGCATCTCGCGCGTCCAGCCTTCAGCGCGCGAACGGGTGAATAGCTCGCTGAGCCGCTTTCTCGTGGTCTCGTTGATTCCATGCACAAGCTCGTAGCTGTAGTCCTTCGCCCACTGACTCGCGAAGTCGTACGCACGCTCCACGTCGGCAAAGTTCGTTGAAGACAGCATCGCAGCGGTAGCTTGGTCAATAGCGACAGCGAGCAACAAAGACTCAGCGTAGGCGCGCGCTTTCCTCTTAAAGTCCTGCTCGTCGTAGCTCAGGTCGTCGAGCGAGATTGAATCCTCAAGCACCTGAAGCATCTGCGCAGCAAGTTGCTCGCGCTCTCGGTCGAGCGGTGGGTCCGC